CTGCTCCAATTGCAACTGTTGCCATTGTGGAACAAGTTTACGCTCCGCTTCTAGCATCATAGGAGCCATATCGATTTGTGCTCGCATTGTGTCCATCGATTCCTTGTAGTAATCACGAGGAGGTGGTGCGTTAACTCTTGTAGAACCCATTAGTTTTTTAGATTTATAGTGTGAGGTTTTGAAAGTTTAATGATATTGTCACCCTTTTGACACCACAGTTGACAACTGGGGTCGTTCTCTATCAAGGGGAATTTCTGGCAAATGTTGGTGCAAATTTTGGTTCTGGCAAGTGGATTGTCAACTAAGGCATCCATTATGAAGTAATCGGTAGGGGTTTCCTTGTGTCCGCATCGTCCTAGCATCTGTGCTAGTGTTGGGTTTTCATTAAACTTACCTACTGGGTAGATAACTACTACCCCATCAACCTTGCCGTTTTCAGTATTTGTAAACAAGAAGCCATTTCTGTCTGCCCACTTTAACCACTCATCTAGATGTATGATATCAAAACAAACTCGCTTGCCAGAATTTCTTTTGGCTTTTACGAAACTTGTTAATCCTTCAAGCGTCAAAGACTTTTGTGCTTAAAGATTCTAAAGATTGTTCTCCAAGGGAAGTTGGTAGCAATATTGTTAGCACTACCAACCGTTGCCAGACCCTGCCAGTAAGCCATATTAACATTAGTACCAGCAGAAACAGGGCTGATGGCTGTAAACCCATCCGTCTGGTTAGCCCAGCCTTGAGGAATATTTTGCATTGCGGAAATCTTAAACTTTCCATCAAAAGCAACCGTCTTATTAAGAACGCATTTCCAATGAAACTGTAATAGTGAAATGTTTGAGTTTCCGCTAATGCCACCATAAGCACCAGCAATTACATCCTTTTCTTGAACCCAATTGTTTGTAAGGACAATAGCCCCGCCAGTAGTAGCCACAGTTTCCATTTTCCAATTGCTACCACGAATCATACCGTAAGCAGTAGCCGAAGACGCAAAAGACATAACCTTCATATCTACTTCAACAATCCAAATTTCGTCTGCTGGCTTAACATATGCAGAAGACAGAAACACTTGGTCCCAAGTGTAAGCAACATTGCTGTTACCCCAACCCCAACTGGCACTAGGAACTGTAACTTCTACTACTTCGTACAACTGAGGTAGCCCCTTGCCTCCAATTGTAGGAGCATTAACTAATTCAGTTTGACCAGTAACCGTAAGATTTCCAACAACAGAAGAGTTTCCTGTAGTAGTAGAATTTCCAGTTACAAAAGAACTTCCTGTAGCAACAATGTTTCCGTTAACAATCTCACTAGCCTTTCTTACATATGTGCAAGCGGTAGGAGAAGCCGTTGCGGTAGCCGAAGTAACCATAACATAAGTAAATGTTAGTGTAGTAACGGCAGTTACCTTAAATGTACCATTATAGCCTGTGCCAGCACCAGAAATAAGAACAACATTATCTACAACAAGTCCGTGGGCAACAAGAGTTGTAACCACAACTGTAAGACCGTTTGCACTAGAATAATTACTTCCAATAACAGCAGTCGAGTCGTAAGGCGTAACTACAATATCTTTGTTTGCTACAGCAGAAATGACAGAAGTCGTAACTGGAAGTCCAGAGCCAAGGAAATCGCCTACAGTAGCCTTCTTTAAAAGCCCACCATCGTTGATAAGTGTAGAGTCAGTAGCCTCAAGTGTGTTAGCCGTAACTGCGGTCTGGTCTGTAATAGCACCAACAAGAAGGCTTGATGCATCAACAAGTTGATTAAGGCGAGCACCAGTTACCTGCTGTCCGTCAATGAAAGTATCACCTTTAGAAATTTGGGTCATTATTGTTTAGATTGATTTGTTTGTTTTTGAGAAACTGCATACACATACGCAGACCGAATAGATGGTCTGAGATTGTTTGATGTAAATTGAAAATTGATAGATGTGCCAATCTTTCTGATTGGATTTCTTCTTGCCGAATCTTCTGAGAATTGAGCACCAAAAGAATCAATCTGAGTATCTACATCTGGGTTTGTTACTTTAGCAATTGTAGTAACTTGAGAGCCAGCCTCGGCTAGAATCTCTACTTCCGCAGAACTAAATCTCTTGTCTCCAATATTTCCAAACGAATATTTTCTGGTTTCAAGAATTCCAATAATATTGTTTTTAGGAAATGAAAGAGGTTCTAGCGTAGCAGGAAGATAAAAAGGCAACACAGGCTTGCCAGAGTTAGGGTCACCTACAGCCCAGTCTTGATATTCATCCCAATTAAGTTCTTCCAAAAGGAAAATACCTTGGTCTGTATCAGCCGCATAAAGCCGTCTTTGGTTGTCTTTCTTGGCAACAATAAAATCAAAGATATCAAATCCAGCAGGATAAACATCTACAGACTCCCATTGCTTTAAGATAAAGTTAAACACCAATACGGCATTATTATCTGTAGAGCCATCAATCGGAACAGCAATGTAGTAACGATTATTCCAGTAAGTAGCAACTGAACGATAAGCGTATGTGTTGTTGATTCTTTGAATTACATCGTCAATAGGAGCAGAGATAGGGTCTGCCATTGAAAGCAGTTTCATTGAGTCAGCAGACGCTGGCTGTGGCTGAAGGAAGTATACGCCATTGTCAGACAGAAAGAAAACGCCACCACCAGCCTGTACGACAGACTTTCGTGCAGAACAACCAATGTCCGTAGCAAGCGTTCTAACATAGGAGTCAGAGGAAAGACCATCTCCACTTGCGTACCTATTAGAACCTACGCCAATGTAGAAAATACTGCCACGCATAAACACCAAAAACTCATTTAGAGTCCAAGGTGACACACCAATAATTTGGTCGTTAGTTCCGTTGTTAATTGTAAAAGCGTCAACAGCATCCCAGTCATTATAGTTCAAGTAATTACTTACTGAAACTGTGTCATTATCTCTAAGTGGATTGGTTTCTGCGTGATGACTTCCCAGAGCAATTAGTCTGTTTGCATAAAACAAAAGACCAGCACAGTTAGGAAACTGATGACCAGATGCAGGAGTTATTGGAAGAACTGTAATAGTAACATTTAAGTCCCAAAGAAGTGGACGCTTATTATGCCCACGAGTAATAAACACCTTGTCAATGGCTGTAACTACATCGCAACCATCCTGTGTAATAATCGTTTCTCCATTAGGAAAGTTAACTTTAACACTAACTGTTTGAGTCTGAGGATTGTATGAAAACAACCCATTAGTAACAACAACAATGATGATTTCCTGTCCAGTTGCATTAAGGTATGTTCCAACACCATAAACAATCTGTCCAATGAGAGCACCAATGGTTTTTCTTTGAACACCTTTTCTTACCGTAGCAACGCCACGGTCTAGTCTAAAGTTCTGAGAACGGCTTACAATACCAGCAGGAAGAGCATTAGGATTATCACGGCTGTTAAGCCCAATAAACGATATGTCTCCCTCTCGCTGGTATTCCTGCTGTGCCATTACTTGATAACAATAGAATAGTACACAGCCTTAATCTTTTCAGACCAGCGTGTACCGACATAAACGCCACCAAGGAAGGTGACCGTAGCGAGAATAATAGTAATCATACAGGGAGAGAAATTTTGAGACGCTTGAGTTCAGCCTTCAGTTCAGCCTCGGTGGGCTTAGAGATAAGGGTCAGAGTACCAGAATACCTACCACCCTTGGGAAACTCTTTAAGTGTAAGACAGGACTTGTCCTTAACAAAGGCAGTCCAAGAAACATCGATGACAATAGGTTGAGTAGCCATTATGATGTATATGTGTAGTATCCGCCATTTCCGTCAGCGTAGTAACTGTAATTATAAGTGTAATAATTACCCATTCCGTCATCGTAAGAGCAAGACTCACTAGTGAAAGATGAGTTAGCCCAAGGGTAATTAGTTCCACCCGCTACTCCATAATAACCACCCATACCATTGTGATTATATGCATTAAAGGAATTTCCGTTACTAAATGGTCCTTGTTCTCCACTACAACTTGTACTAATCATAATAGTTAAATTAGTCGTAAATGTAACAAGTGGCTGGTATGAATCCTTGTACTGAATATTTGAAGCAGTCCCCCAAGCGGTATAAACGCCACCAAAACCATCGTTTACTACTGTTACATCACAGGTTTGATTGGGGAAATAATAAGTAGTACCATCGTTATCTATGGATACTTCAGTCCCTCCGTGGGCAACTGGGTATTCAACTCCGTAAAGTGTACTATTGTACGAACCATTAGCAGGGAAAGATGGGGCAACTACACTAGGAAACGCCACAATGGAATTAAACCCATTACGGCTAGAGCCAGACGAGATGCCTGTGCCAATCCTATGTAGGTCAACCCCCATTAGGCTGTGGCGTAAGCAATATGGACAGGTGTAGAGGCGGTGTCAGACACACAACGCACGATGCCATTGTAGTTATCAAGCGAAATGGTTTCGCCAGCCTTTACCTTAAGACCAGCAGAACTAGTTGCATTTAGAATAACAGTCAGAATAGCCGTAGCGTGTTGATTCTGGATAATGACGCTGACACGCCTTTCGGGTGTGAGAGCAACCACAAGGGCAACAGAAATAGATGTATCAATGGTCACATCGGTGTGATTAAACTTCCTAAGAAATGGGGAAGAAAAAGAGATATTAGAGGAGGACATTATCTTGAGTATGGGTTAGTAAATTTTAGTTTAGGGATTTGATTCTGCTGATTTACCTGCTTATCCATTTCATCTTCAAGCAAGAGACGAGCCTTAGAATCAATAGCAAGAGCCTCCTGCAAAAGTGTTTCAGATGCAAACCAGTTTGCACAAGCACCCCAAGCCATAAACTGGCTGAAAATATAGGGGATTTTTTCGATTTTCCACTTAGTAGGAGCAGTTGATGGAGACTGTCCAGCAGATGTAGTCTCTAGACAAGTGTAAAAATTGGCACTATGCGGTTTACCAGATACAGGAATATATGTTCCTGTTGAAGAACCGCTATCAAAATAGACTTGAGAGCCAGCATAGTAAACAGTTACAGGGTCAAACAGTTCTCCTGTAAGACTAGGAACCTTTGTTCGATAATAATACCAACCTGTTGCAATAGTTGTTGTTTCAAGAACGATACGCAGTTCTGTTCCAGTATCATACAACTGATAATTCATTCCAACAGCCCTGCTAGAAACAAGGGGATTAAGCGTATAAACGCCAAGAACCTCTCCGCATTCAGCGTCTGGGATAAAGTAAGTAACGCCACTTGCGTCAACGACAGCAGTAAATTCAGCAACCCTGCACACATCAGCCCAGAGTTGGTTTTCCCAAGCCTCACGAATGCGTGAGTTGCAGAAATCCCTAAACTGACCAAAGGTCTCCCTGCTGATGTTATATCTATCGTTTCCGCTGTACTGTAGAGCGTCAAATAGAATCTGGGAAAAGTTTTGTGTTCTCATACGAGGAATCCGTCTGCTCCAAATACAGAGCCATTAACTACCGTCTTCTTAACATAATTCCGCACCGCACATTCTGGGTTATCCCGAAGGAACTCCCGCATAAATTGTTTATCCTTCCAGCAATCGTAGCCAAGTCTATGACCCCAATAGTGAAAAGCATCATCTGGAATGTTGGCAACCTTACGCCCGAAACCTTCAATATTGTTGGCTTCGTGCGTATGGTTGAAATGAGCCATCTTGGTGGCGTTAGCCTTTGCGACAGCCTCATTCATTCTCCAACCGTGGATGAGTTCCCGCTCCAAATCCTTATGGAGATGGGCGGGAATCACATCGACAAGTGACTGAACGATATCTTCAGCCACGAATTAGTTACGAGGTGAAGTCGAACTTAGCGAGACCAAGGGGATTCTTGACGATGCAAGTAGCCACGGCTTCGACAAGTCGAGCAGGACCACCACCATTGTCAGTCAGTTCCTTGACCTGTGCGATGTTGCCACCATAACCAACGCCAACCAAGTCCATATTCAGCAGGTAACCGCAGAAGTTGTTCTTGAGGAAGAGAGAGGTGTGGAGA